GGCTTGGAAGAACTGTTGTCGAAACATGTCTAGACGGTCATTATCACTGATCTCACGGCTTTCCGTTACTGCGCGATTTGTCATCGCGCGATCTTCACGACCTTCTTCTTTAGTTTTCTTTAAACGTTCATCATTTGTACTCATGATTGCTCCTTTTCAGCAATTAGGAAAATTATATTCCATATTTTTAAATAAATATACATTAATTAATTATTAGCGTGTAATTTGTCGTATTCCGCGTAACGTTTAGCGTAACGTTGACGTAAGACAGGATCGTCCCAAACACCAGCTTCGATCATTGCTTCCTTACGCGCAGGCGAGATGTAGACTTCTTTTCGTGTTGATGACGGTGCATGCTCACGGCCAGACCCTACTGCAGGACCACCTTGAGGTTTGCGTACAGGTTTGTCTGTCTTATTAAATTTCTCAGGAAGTCTACGTTCAACGCGCAACTCTAGTTCATCCCAGTACTCTTCAGTCCGTGGATCAAATCCCTCTTGCGCAAGCTTAGCGTCAATCGCCAAAACAACGGCTGAATCTTCGTCACGGCCTTGAGGATCGTACCAGCTATTATTTTGAATGAACTCTTTAGCAAAATGCTCTACTTCACCAGAAATATTATTTTGTGGTGCCTGAGCCGCATAAGCTTGTTGCTGCTTATACTGATGCAATTGCTGAGCACGTGCTACAGCCTGTTCACGATAGCGGATAGCCTTAGTCACATCGTCACCGTTACCTGCATCAACCGCTCTAGCAATAATATGCTCAGCCTGTTCTGCCTCGTAAACGGCTTCATTGATCTGACGATCTAGGTCGCTAAGGTTTGTTTGTTTAGTGTGAGTCTCAACCGCCATCATACGGCGCTCTAACTCATCGTTACGCTGACGTAAGAAGTTAAGCTCAACCTTGTCACGGCCAATGGCCTTTTGTTGTCGCTCTTTACGTTCTTTCTTCTCTAAACGTCTACGCTCACGAATGGCGGATCGTTCTTCGTCCGTGTCTCCGTCATCGTCGTTATTCTTTGCCTGAGGTCTTTCGTCATCCTCATCATCCTGCTCTTCAACGGCTACGTACTCCGTCTCCTTACTTTGTTCTTGCTCATCATCCTCTACTAGGACTAAATCTTTATCTTCAGCCATAACTAGCTCCTTTTCAGCTAAATGAAGGCACGGATTGCTAACGGGTCAGATGTTACTTTACCGATTAGATCTGTGTCTTTAAAAATTACAAATAGTGCCGCTGTTTCTTTATCGATAGGAACTTCCCAACGATCGCCGCCATATTTGGCCACTCTAACATAGTCACCCTCACTGCACCACGCTCCTTCAGGCCAAGATTCCATGTTGTTGCGATTCTTAAATGCTAAAGGACCCACGGATACCACTCGGCCAACCTGAGTATTCCACTTTTCTGTCTCGCGAGTGTCAGAGACAAGTTCAATACCACTCTTGGTTTTTGTGATTGCATTGCGGATCTGTATTAAGACATAACTACCAAACGGTTGAACGCCTGGATCTGCCTTAGGAAAAGCTTGGTCTAACGTCTGTTCACTAGACATCATCGTCCTCTTCTTTATTGATTGACAAAAGTATTGCAATAGCACGCTCATATCCAGCGTACATCCCGGAGACTCGTCCATACTCAAACGAATCCCTAGAATTAGGGCTGCGAAGAGCAGCGGTAGCCAATTCCTGCTGCTCTTGCTGTAACTTCATTACTGCACGTTCTATACTCATGCAGGTGTTTTTGGTGTCTTAACAGGTGTACCAGGTAATGTTTTACCGTCCAACTTAGCACCCATTGCCATACGCTGGTGCTGTGATACGCCTTGTGATTCTTTGCAATTGCATTTATCTTGTGTTGCCATGATTATCTCCTTAAGGGTTAGGGTTTACACCGGTACCAGTAGAGACATTAAAATGCTCTCCACTGGCTACTTCTACCGCAGCCAATTCCTTGGCTGTTTCGTTGTCTGCTGTGTTCATTGTCATACGTGCCATGAGCTCTTGCTGCTTACGCGCGTCCTCACGATCTTGGATCAAGAGTTGCTCTTGCATGTCCGCCTGGTCTTGACGGGCCTGCTCTTGCGCTCTAACCATTTGATCTTGTTGTTTCAACTGAGCGTCTTGCTGAGCCTTAGCCGTTTGAGCCTGTATTCTCATTTGATCAGCCTCGGCACGCTGTTGGATCGCTTGCTTCTGTACCTCAACCGTCGCCATTGTTGGATCTTGTGGTTGCTGCGGCTGATACTGTTGAGACTCTTGGAACGCCTCAGTCATCAACTGCAAGAACTGTGGCGGTATGGCGGCCTCAATAGTTTGCATAATCTCGACCGCTGCGTCGGCTTGACTCATCTCGTCTTTACCATCAACCAAGCCATTTTCTTCTGCCATGTCAAGGCCCTTAACAGACATCTTAAGGTAATGCATCAGCAAGTGATCTTTGATGTGAGCAACAATAGCCGGCAAGAACATAGGAACAATTGCAGGGTTTTTACCAAATAAAGGCGACTGCAAGAACGCCAGGTGCACTTTTAAGTGAGCAATATGGTCTTGATGCGGTAAGGCACCAATTGGTTTGCCAACAGACGCTGCCACGTTCTCTTGCATCGGGTCAGTGTCTTTAGGTTCAGGCATCGGGATCAGCAAATCATTAGCTTCTGGCACCTTCATCTGCTTCAAGAATAATTCCTCAACCTTACGGATGTTGTAAATCTGAGGTAATTGCATCGCACGCTGCTGAATCGCAGAAATTTGCGCAAATCGCTGAGTTTCACTGAAAATTGATGGGTCAGAGACCGGAATTACGTCCATCGGACCGTCAAAATCCTCCGGGCGGACCATTTCTTCGCCGGTTTCGTCTAAAATATCATCTTCTGTCAAGTATGCGCTGTTTAAACGGTGCACAACCTTCAAAACTTGCGCCATTGAGTTGTGTAAACGCGCATGAATTGATGAAAATACCACCATTCCTTGCTCAATTAGCGCTAAAGTCGTCCCGACTGGCATATTTGGGTTCTGATCTGACAATTTCTCGAAAGATGTTTGAACCACGCCCTTGCCTGCGTCAACAAGGAAGCCCAATAACGTCATTAGTACCGCAGAAGGTGGGTTAAATGGCATCGGCATAGCAATTTTACGAACGTCATCGACGTTTACACCGCCCTCAATCTCAACAACCTCAGTCGGTTGTGGGTTTAAGTTCTGCCCGTTAGGTCCGCCTTTTAACTTCAGCATCGTTGGGATGTTATTGATGTGCGCTGAGTCTAATAAAGCACGAAGTGCGCCCGTTGCTGCGCCACTTAAGCCGCCAATCATCTGTGTTAGACCGATTGGGTAAGCGCCACGCCAAGGAATAAACGGGAACTCAACCATGTTGACAAGCTCTTCTCGTTGTTCGTCGTCAGGTTTCCAATTACGGTAGACTGACAAACACTTACGAGTAGCTTTATCAACAGAGATAATGTAAGGATCGAACATGTCACCCTCAAGATCTGCAAATGTAGAGATCTCAAAGATTGTTCTCAAGCCATCTTCGTTGTAAGTATCTTCTGTACGGCCTTCAACCTTGTCGTTAGCCTTAGTTGTCTTAGAATATTCGATGTCATCAGGGAGACCAAGATCAACTTCACGATACATGCCTGACTCGACACGCTTCTGATATTCAAACTCAGTGATGTATTGAACGTGAGTCTTACGCTCCGCTGAATAATAGTTTGATGCAGCAAAAGGTAAGTACACATCATCAACAGGAACGAACTCTGTTGTGATTCGGCCTTTGCCGTGGTCGTAGTAGACCTTAAGGTATTGCACACCTCCAAGTGGAAGCTGCGTTGTTAACTGCTCAAGATCTGACCTAAACTCAGGGATCTGTTCAGTCAGCTGCCAGTTCATGTACTTAGTCTTACGTTCAGCTTTTTCTAGCTTAGCTTTGTCATTCTTGCCAGGGATCTTAGAACGAACAGGTCCGTTTGGTGGAAATAATTCTTTCATTGCTCTTGCTGAGAAGTCAACGCAAGCTTCGGTCATCATCGGATGCACTACTTTGTTTGCGCCTGTGAATTGAGCACCGCCTGGTGCGTCATCGCCTAAGCCTGTACGACGGATGCCTTCTTCGTATTGTTCATCACGCTTCTTACGAGCTTCTTTGTCACGGCCAATTTTATCTAGTAAGTCGTTAACAACCACGTCAAGCTCACGCTGATCAAGGTCATCAACAATGTTGGCAAAGTGTTCTGTCTGATAAGTGCGGTCTGCCTCATTCTCTTCTAGAGAGATGATAGCGCCGCCCTCTTCTGTCTCTTCAACGTCCGACTTGTCGTCCTCGAGTTCAACAATCTGGTCTTCCATCTCATCTGCAAAGTCTTTGTCTTCAGCCATTTACTGCTCCGTTATATAAACTCGTACATTGAATCATAATCTACTTCGCCATTGTATACTAATCCACCTTCAGCGTATTCCTTGATGTTTTTATTACGAATGGCATCAACAAAAGATTCAGGAGTCATTTCCCAATCTTCTTGAATTGATGTCTTTCTTTTCTTTTCTGCACCAACGCTTTTCCAAAACTTTTTAGCCTTCGGTTGTACATCATAGATGTTGAACGCTCGATTGATGTCAGGTTGAATTGACATCAAAGTCCCCATAGTCTCGGTACCTAGTCCAAACCCTCGCAACTCTTTAGGTAGTTCAATATTGACTAGCCCGTTAGGGATTACGTCACGCAACTGGCCTGTATAGTTTTCAGGGACCTTAAGATGAGTGCTTCCAAGATAGTCAAAATCAGGATTCTCTAAGAATATTCCTGAGTTGTAACGGTATGGGTCCATCATTGAACGGCCCTTATGCATAGCTGGAGTGCCACCGTACAATGCTGTTAATGGCTTGTTCTTTTCATCCGTCCTGTATCCCCACGTTCCCATTGGGCCATCAGCTTTTTCATATCTACCAATTAACGCTTCAAGTGCAGCCTTATCCGATGGGGCTTCTTTTATGATGTCTTTTGTGAGTTTAGATTCGCCCATTGCTTTAGCAAGCAACTTGACTAATCCTCCTCCATTGTAACCGGTTACCATTCCGCCCTCAGCGAAGCGCTTACTATACTTCAACCAGGTTGTTGGTGTCTCATTTACATCTACAGGTCCCTGCGACTCAAACTGATCAGGGTTGTATGAGTACTGACGGCGCGGTGTACGCTCAAGCGAGATCTCTGACTCTGCCTCAGGGTTAGAGCGTCTTAGTGCAAACGACCGGTACTCAGGATTGTCGTTTGGATTGAATGAGGCAGAGTACTGGATGCCGTCGTCTGTGTTGTAGTACCCACGTACTTGGCCCAAGTCATTCTGTTTGTATCTTCCGCCTGGGTACTTCACGTCAACGTTACGTACGTCAGCACCGATACCCATCTTGTTTAGTAAGTCAACGTCAGCGCCATAAGTGTACATTTTACTCTGTACGTCGTCCCCTTGGTTTTCAGAGTTACGGTAAAATGCTGACGGTCTAACGTTAACCTCATTCTTAACGAACTCGTACAGGTTGTCGTAATCCTCATCGTGTGAACCTGTGAACAAACCGCCCTTAGCAAACCCTTCGGGCTTGTTTAGGTTTTCATAATACTTAGAGAAGCTCTGCTCCATAGGGCGAGGCTCTTGGGCCGCCAAGTGACTGAGGATGTCTTCCTGGGTCACGTACTTACCTGGTAAGTCTTGCGTCGCCATCTTAAGCATGTCTGTCGCTGGAATCCTTACACCAAGAGGGCCTGACAATACTCCACGTTCCGTTGGGAATATACGATCTAGTGCACCGTAATAAGGAGACATTGAGTCACCAGCGAGGCCATGCGTTCTAAGTTTTTCAGCCTCCATCAGTCCGGTGTTGTGTAAGTCACCGACACTGAAGTACTCTTTATTTGATATTGGGTTCTTAATGAAGTCTTGAACATACGGGACGTAGTCTTCAATGGGCGCGTAATTTTGCTTGCCCTTGATCTGACGGATACTGTAACCACGCGCTTTTTCTAACTCAGGGTACATCTTAACAATGTCTTTTACGGAGTTACCGGCGTCAAGTAGCTCGTTAGCTTTATCTAGACCGATTAAATCTCTGATGTCGCTAAACGTAACACCCTCACCTGCCTCGGGTCGTACTTCAATGTTAACGTGCGGCTGGCCCTTGGCGTCACGTAGTGAGAACAACCTGGTGCCGTCTGATACCACGTCTGAGCAGTAGCCGCCGATACAGTTTTGCATCACGTCGCCCTCTTGCTTCAAGATAGCGTCAAGCACCTGAGGGTCCTCGTGTGTTAACTCATGCCAGGCCATTCCTTTCTCGGGGTAATCTTTAATCTTCGGTAGCGCCTGCACGTTCTTTAGATGCTCGGCCTCTCTCACCAACCTTTGCTGGTGGGCAAGCTTAACGGCGTCACCGATTGACAGCCTATTAAGATTCTCAGGGCGTAAACGACCGGCGGCCATCTCGTGTCGGATAGCGTCAGCTAGTTTATCAAACCCTAGATGCTCAGGTGTGTCAGTTAGCATGTGGCCGTAGAGCGGCGTCTTCGGGTCGATCTTCTCTAGCCACGGCATCTGTGCCTTCATGTTTGATGAGT